TGGTGAAAGTCGTTGTGTAGTCCTTACGGTTGAACAGTTTGTTTCCTCGTTGGACCACATCGTGTGTGTTGTCTACAGCATCTACTTGAAGGACGTTATCAGGTAACACAATCTCGTTGGATGAGTTCGCCTCAAGCGTGTAGTCTTTAGCTGTATTGAAATGCCACCCTTCTTGTTGAACCTCACGAGAGACTTCATCAAGAATACCTTTAGCTAATGCCGCTGACGGGGGCAGGGCAGTTGTGTCTGCAATGGAGTTAACAGGAGATTCCGCGATGTATCCCAGCATGGTGTTAACCGCATTAAGTTCAGAAGTCAGGGTAGCCATAGTTGTTGTTATTATAAAAGAAAAAGTAAAGGGAAGGCAACACCCCCATCCCCCGAAGGGGACAGGGATGAAAACCTTGTTGTGGTATTAGTCAGCGTCCTTAACTTCAAACGCAGCTTCAGGGCGAAGAACACCATGGCCCATTGCATACTTAGCAACGAACAGGGTTCCTTGAAGCTCAAGCTTGTAGTCACTCTCGGTAGCAAGGTCAAGAAGCTTGACAGTTCCGACAGCAGACGGGTGTCCACCAATGATGAAGGTCTTGGAGAGGTCACCGTTGTATCCGGTTCCGCTGCCTCCGAAGACATCGTTGTTGGAGCTATCATCATCTTGGTCCTGTGCAGCCTCGGCGACAGCAACGTCAGTGAGGTGATTGGACTTGAAGATACGAAGACCAGCAACCATTGGGATGTTACCAGTAGCAACGTCACCACGACCACCGAAGTCACGGTTGATTACATTCTCGTCAGACTGGACAAGTTTGTAGTAATCAGCCGGTTTCAAGATAGCGTAACGCTGTCCATCGTTCGGGATGTCGTTCTCATCCAACTTCTGAGCAGCCTCAAAGAGCTTCTCCTGGATGACAGCAGCACTGAAGTCAGCAGCCTCACCTCCGTCGATAGCGATGCCAGCTTTACCGCCACTGATAGTGGTAGCAGAACGAGCAGCAGCAACAAGAGTCTTCATGGTCGCAACATCAAAACGCTTGGCAAGAGCCTTACCGAGTTCCTTAGCGTAAATGCTACGGACATCGTAATGGTTCTTAAGCTCATCAATGTTAGAGATGAAGGTGGAAGCAAGGAGAACATCATCAATCGTGATGACCTTCTCAGCGTGCTTAACAGAACTGAGATAGCTGTTTCCAGCGTCAGCAATGTTTTCTCCAGCCGTGTGGTATTTAGCAGTCGCAATTCCAGTTACAGGGAACTGAGCAGACTTTCCGTTAGAGATGGTGCGGATCGTGTGAAGACCCTTCATAACATTCATCTCTTCAAAGGTGGTCAGGATTTCTCCTGAGAACACCTTCAAGAACAACGCATCGACATCGCCGGCAGCGTTGATTTGTCCCAAGCGGGACGCAGTAGTATTTCCGTTAGCCATAATATATGGTTTCTATTTTTGTTTTTGGTTTAAGGGTGTCCTCAATCAAATTTATCCAGTGGTCGGGTTCAGAGTTATTGATTGTCCACCTCGGTGGGTCGCATCTTCGGCCTCGTTACGGAGTCTATCGTTATGATGACGGTTGTTGTTTTAACACCACCAAGCTAGTAATGCAGCTTGTAACAATGGTGAAAGTTGTATCTTCAAAGTCATCTATGTGGGTCTGCCACGAAGCGACTGTGATGTAATGATCGCCTTGGTCGATAACACAACCATAGACGGTGCATAAAATTGGACCATCTTCGCTGTCTTGCGCATGGTCTAAAAAGTATATTTGAACGATGTCCCCTAGCTCTGCTTCTTCCGTTTCACACGGGCACTCGGAGTGTTGGCAACAAATTGCTTCCCTTTCGCGCCAGCACGTTTCTTCTTCTTCGCAGTCGCAGCACGTTGAGGGATGCTTAGGGATCTCGCTTTCGATAATGGAAGACATCTGTCTGGGTTCTTTTTGTTCTTGGAGGTTCCGCATTCGCCTTTGATCTTGCCATCGGTTCCGATACGGACCCAGTTCTGGTTTCTCCACTTAGCTAGCTCACCCACGGTTCTTCTTCTTTTTAATTGTTAACTTCGACTGCTTCTTCTTCTTGCCTTTCCCGTAGTTCGGGTCTTTGCAATACTTTGAGGCCGCCATGTTAGCGTAAGCACTCGGATACTTGTCGAACGTGCGTTTAGCCCAAGCGATTCCTTTGGGACATATCTTGGCCATTGTGTGATTCAGAACTTGAATTAAATAACAACATTACTTTCAACCACCCTTGGTCTTCTTAAGCTTCAATCCAGAGCGTTTAGCTGCCTTCTTTGCGGCTTTCTTTCCTTCGGCGGTATACGGGTATTTCTTCTTTCCTACTTTGGGCATGTTAGTTGTTGTTGTTGTTGTTATTGTTAAAAATTATCAGCACTTCCACCGTCTGAGTGCCAGAGCTTTCCGGGTGGGGCGACCTTTAGTGTCCTTCATCGGGCCTTTAACACCTGACATACGCGCACAAAAAGACCGCTTCCTCGGTCCTCCCTTTGGTTGCGGTCTCTTAAGATTACTACCTGTCTTTTGGTTGTAGTATTTTCTTCCTTTCTCAGTCAGTCCTCCTTTTTCGGACTTGTGTTCTTTTCTAAGGGACAATCCTTTTCGTTTACTGGGCATCGTTCTCTAGGTCGTTGATATAGTGAAGTATCTCCCCCAATGTTCTTTTCTCTTCGAGACTGAACTGATGCTGGTTTAGCTTCTCTAAAAAGTAAGGGAGCTTTGTCGGACGAAGAGTCGGAGCGCATCCAGTCATCAATAACATCACGCATGTCGCTATGCCGGCGACGATATAACTCTTCTTCATAGCTGTCTAAAAGACCGCGAAGTGCCTCTGCTACTTTGGGGAATGAGATAAGTAGTTTTATGAGTAGTAGAGACAACTTCACGGCTATAAGTGTTAGTCCTTTGCTCGCCCGATGTTCAGCGCAAGCCAGTCCACGATGCGATAAGCCTTGCCAACCCAAGTGTCATCTTGGGGTGTAGGTGTTAATGCAGCGATAGCACTGGCGGCTGTCACGATGGCGGTAGCAATCCCGATGAGTTGTGTAGAGTTCTCCAGGATGTAGGTGATAATGTTAGACATATTGTTGTGGGGTTAAGGGGTAGCGGCAATGCGAGCTTCAACACTTTTACGGAAACCTTCGTCGTTCTTGTAACGAGGGTCTGACATAGATTGAGTCATCTCGTAGCTAGAACCAAAGGGAACGGCCATTGAGCTGCCAGCAGTGCCTCCTTGGACAAGTGATACCGGATCTCCTCCGTCAGCTACATAGCGAGCATAAAGACCTCGGATAGCCATTGCAGCAGCATCTCGGTCTCCACTCTCTACGGTGTTGTTGTAGACCTGTTGTTCTTGGTCTGTGAGAGCGGTAGATGCCCACTCGGACATAGCCTCGTAGTTATCAGGTCCACCAATCTCCGCTTGAAGAGACTCTTGTTGTTGGGTTTGAAGTGCTTCGAAACCTTGGACATAGGTATCAACAACATCCCTGCTTAAGCCAGCTTCTTCAAGACTCTGGTAAGCTGAGTCGGATAACGTCCCAGTCTCGTAGTATTCGTCAGATGCTGCTGTTACGGCCTCACCCATTGCGGGTGTCGCTTCAGATTCCTCCGTGTTGTCTTCGGACTGTTCGTTGTTGTTGTTGTTGTTATTCTCATGGAAGCGTTGCTCCAGTTGTCCGTAGGCTTCAGCCATAGACTCTGGGGTGTCAAACTTCTCAGGGAGCCACTCAGGGCGTTCCGGGGTTTCCTCGGGTTGTTGTGGCGGCTGCTGTTGGTCGTGCTGTTCTTGCGCTTCCTCTTGCAGAGCGGCTTGCTGTTCCAAAGAGATGTTCTCCTCGGGAGTTGGGTCGTTGTATGTTACGGATTCCATTACTATTCAGGTGGTTCAACCTCCGGCATGTTACCCGCTAACGCCTGATCGTTCAAGGCTTTAATACCAGCGGGGCCGAGCTTCTCACTGAGAGCTTGCATTTGCGCCATCTGGGCCTCTTGTTGCATCTGCTCCGCACTCTTAATGAGTCCGTCAGTCTTAATACCGAGAGCCGTAGCGCGTCTTTTGAAGTAGTCTTCAACATTAACAAACTGTCCGATAGCCTGTGGTCCCACCACTTGAGCAGCACCAGCAAGGAACAGGTCAAGCTTGGAGAGATCGTTACCACGACCAAGCGCCTCTACACCTGTAACAATCACAGGCTTCACAAGGTCTTTAGGAAGTTTAGGAAGAGTCTTCTTCTTTTGCATCACCATCATTATCCGCTTCACCAGGGGCAACTGCATCTCACTGGCAAGGAGGCTATACATTCCTCCAAGGGAAGTCTCTAGCTCTTGTGAAAGCATTCGGATCTCCTCGGCGGTAACACGTTCAGCCTGTCGAACCACACCTGATGTAAGCAGGAATGCTCCACCAAGACGGTCTTTGATAGCTTCTACTGTGACTTGAGCAGTGCGGAAGTCATTGAACTTACCTAGCTGGAGAGTGTTAACATCAGCAGCATTGCCTTGAACAATCGCACCGTTAGGGCTTTCAGCTAGCGTTCGTGCCCTTGTAGTCCCGTTGGGATTCACTAGGAATAACACCTTGGCTGCTGCTGCTGATCCTTCGACAATCGCTCGTGTCAACGCTTCAAGACTCTGGATGTCACCGAGGTATTCCTCAACGAACCCACGTCCGTATGCCTCCCCGTCAATCCTCGAAAGTCTTAGGGGGATGAACGGATTACGATCCTTGGGAACCTTACCACCAGCACCAGGGATGTTAACACCATTAACGTCTTGGCGTATGTGCCACGATCCTTTGATCAGGCAGCATGAGGTGTAGAGATCAAGCTTGCTTTCGGCGGTGTCTAGGTTGGGGTCTCCTTGGACAAGAGCCGCTTGGACTTCTTCGGGAAGCGTAGAGAACGCAAGGGTTTCCTTTGTGGCTACCTTAAGGAGATTACCCATAGGGTCTCTCTCAACAACAAACCTATCAAGGTGGAACACACGGAGTCCTCCGCTGTCCGGTAGATACAGGAGTGCGTTGCCGGTGATGATGAGATGCTTGAGAGCTTCGTGGATTGTTACCCGATAGGCTCCGAGGCTTACCTCATCCATAACCAAACCTTCAAGGGCTTGCAAGGATGACTCGATCTCACTTAAGAGTTCCGGTGGGGTCTCCTCTTCGGCTAGCTTACGCTGGTCAGCCTGGAGGCGAAAGAAGGGAGCATTAGGGGGAAGTAAAGCTAAGAGCAGCTTCGAGGAAAGATTGTTAACACCACGGGAACCAACACCACTGAAGGGAGTATCAAGGCGACTGTGGGGGCCAAAGCCTTCCTCGGGCATGACGTATGGAAGGGTCAGCTTAGAGCAAGCCCGTGCGCGGTCGAGGTATTGATAACGATCCCCCTCAAGGCGGGTGTAGGTTTGTTGAGCGGTTTCGGTCATATTAGTCTTCTAATTGTTCAAGTTCATCCATCTCCATCTCTTCTTCCTCAACGATTTGTAGCTCGTCCCATTCGGCCTTGGTGATGATGGATAGAACTCCTTGATCAATGTAAGGCTGAAGGGCAGCGAAGTCATCCGAAGACACTCTCCAAGTCTCCAGTTGAAGCATTAGCTTGCCACTGCCATCATTGGTGATCTTTAAGTCCTCGGCTGGGGGCAGACCCCGAAGCGTCGAAGCCTTAGCGCCCCCGATAGGATAGCCTCTGGACTGGTCAACGTACCCCTCCAGTGAGGGGTAGATATCAGGTGTGGCGATGAAATAATACCATCCCGTGTCCTGCTGATCTTGTTCAAGCTCGCTTAGTGGTTCTTCGGGCATTATGTTATTGAATTACTGAGTTGATTGAAATAGCCCAATCCTTGTTCTTGAGGTTGGTGATGGCGGTGGCGGTTGCTGATGAAAGCGTGGTTCCATCGTAGTCAATATCAATGGTGTGATCCCCTAACTGAGTGCCGCTGCTGAGTCCCGTGTCGGTCCCGTAGATGCCGCTGGTGTCGATGGAGGTTAGGATGTTTTCCACCGACTGAGCCGTGAGGGATGTGCAGCCATCCCATGCTAGGTTGAATACCCCATTCGATACTGATGCAGGCGACCAGCTATCGAAGAAACCAGTCGGGAATGTGGTGAGGTTGGTGCAGCTATACCATGCAGCTAAGAAGTTCGTCCCCGAGGGGGTGTCAATAGCTGGAAAGGATGTGAGGGAGGCGCAGCCATACCATGCGAGAGCAAAGGTCGTTCCCGATGAAGTGTCGATCAACGGGAATGACGTGAGGGAGGAGCAGTCACGCCATGCGCCGCTGAAGCTCGTCCCCGAAGAAGTGTCGATCATCGGGAAAGAGGTGAGGGAGGAGCAATTATACCATGCTTCTTGGAAGTTCTCCCCTGATGAAGTGTTGATAGCGGGAAAGGATGTGAGGGAGGAGCAGTTATACCATGCCCTAAAGAAGACCGTCCCTGATGAAGCGTCCAACTGTGGGAAGGATGTGAGAGAGGTGCAATCCCTCCACGTGCTATCGAAGGTCGTCGCTGATGAGGTGTCGAGCGAGGGAAAGGTTGTGAGGGAAGAGCAGGAGCGCCATGCGTCACGCATTATCGTCCCCGAAGAAGTATTAATCGCAGGAAAGGATGTGAGAGAGGTGCAATCCCTCCATGTAGCGTCGAAGCTCTCACCTGACGAAGTGTCGATCAGTGGGAATGATGTGAGGGTGCTGTTTCTACGCCATGCGAGGACGAAGCTCGTAACACTCCCAAATGCGCTCCTTGCCGCTGCCCCTTTATCAACAAAATACGCTTCGATGTTTGTTATCTCAGAGTCGCTCAACTGTGTGGGTGTTATTAGGTATCCAATAACATTCTTCAAGAACCCATTGTTGGCCGTTGATGCCACACCCCGTGCTTGCAGGTCGTATTGCGTGGATGCACTAAGTGAGATGTTGGCGCTATAGGTTCCTTCAAGTGTTGCCACGACGATGGTTCCGTTGATTGCCGAACTGCCCGTGGTGAACTCATACTCGTCATCGACGATGTCCATCAAGAGATACGGTTGGTTTCCATCAGTGGGGATCTTTGCGACCGCTTGTTCAGTAGAGGTGGTCTGGGTTGCGTTCGGGCCGCCGCTTACTTTGTTTTCCAAGGAAGCCACCAGGTCGCCTTCCGACGAGACCGTTGCTAGGTCATCAAGAATCCCTGCGCTGGTGCTGGAATCTGTAAGTGTCTGTAAGTTGAGTGCCATTGTTTAGAGATTGTCTGAGTGATAAGGCCAGTAGATGACGCGCTTGATGTGGCCGTTGAGATGGTAATTTGAAGAATTTCCAATATTTAGTTCAGTTGCTGAAGAGAGGTTGCCGTTGTGACTACCTGATACCGTCGAGCTACCATCAAGAGAAATACCCATTGTGCTAGAATCAAAAGTAACTGCGGTTCGTGTAAGATTTCCGACAGTGAGCGTTGTGGGAGATGTCGAAACTATGGTTGCTCCATCGTAAACTCGCATTGCGCCATCCCAGCCATATAAAAAGCGATAATTGTTTGATTGACCGTATAGTAGACTTTGGCCGTCGCCATTATTGTCCTGACGGAATACCGCTTCTACGTAAAACGTCCCCTCAGAGCTATTGTAGAAGTCACTAAAGTCACTACCATCGATCACAAGGTCATCAGCGGCTCGCGTCACCGCGCTTCCTGATGTGGGGATGTAGGATGTGGGGACTGTGCCATCTTCTAACTGACCGCCCCATATTTCAAGGTCTCTTGCAGTAACACCACCGTAAGTATTTATAGTTATTAAATTAGAGGTTGATGTTCCTTGTCTTTGTATTCTTTGCCAAGAACCATTTAATGTGAAATTATTTTCAGAAGCGTATACCCCAAATCTAATTGTTTCTCCGCTTGTTCCTTTAACCCATACTGAACCCGTTGAACTTGAACTTGTAGTTATATTATCTGATAATTGTTGACTTGAGCCACTAAATTGCAATCTTGTTGAGTTCTGTGTTCCATCTGGACTTATTCCATAGTTTGCAGTTAATGTAACTCCACCTCCAATAGTAGTCCATTGGCTAAAGTCTTCACTGTAAGGAGCCAAGTTCGTCGCTGCTGGCTCAATAAGCATCATAGGCACTCCATCAACATGATCAACACGAACTGTATTCGGTGAGGCTGTTTGAATGTTACCACTCGCATCAGTATACGTTGCTGTTCCCGCTCTCGTCGCCGTAATAATATCCAAGCTGGACGGGCTCGACGGATCAAGGTCAAGGGACTCCGAAGCAAGCGGGGACATCATCGAATCCTGCATGTCGAACCACAGAAGCGGGTTGAGGGAAAGAGGGTTGAATGCTCCTTCTTCTCCAGAAAAGCTGGAAGTCAACGGTCTCGTTAACGATTGGGTAAACCCTTCTGTTACTGCAAGCGTCCCCAGTCTAAGGGCTAGCTTTTCTTCGCTCCGTTTATTCTTCCGCATACCGGTCTAATCTTAAAGGCTGATTGGTTTGATGATCACTTGGACATCAAAAGAAGGACTACCATCCGCGCCCGTTACTGATACCTGGAGATCAGACACAGGGGTGGTAAACAATCCCCCACCGTTAGCAGTTAATGTTGTGTCTGGTCCAATATCCACATAGTTATCTCCGATCTTGTGTTGAAGTTTTACGGTTCCCCCTGCAAAAGCACCTGACACAAGGAATGCATTTGTTTTGCCGTTGTGCGGAGTGATGGCTGGGGTTGTGGTTGAGGTGAAACTTTGGGACCCTCCCGATCCTAGATGCGAGGAGTTGAGGTTGATGTTTGTTGATACTTTAGCCATGATACAATTTAGTAGTTAGATGTTTGTTTTGAGATGCCTAACCCACCAACGACAGGTCGGCGTTTCACCAAGCTAGCAACACCCTTGGGTTTCCCCTGGGCTTTGTCGGGTTTGTCTTTGGGTTTAACCGTCTCGGCTATAGCAGTAGGCGGTGGAGGACTCGCAGGAGGCTCCGGTGGTTTTGGCGTTTTAACAGACATACACATGGTCTTAGTCTTCTTGTAGTGGTTTTAGATGGTTAGCTAGCTGATCGTCATGAAGACGTTTTAGAAAGTTAACAAGATCACGCTTACCCCCATAAAAGTCAATCTCCCGAAGCGAGTCGCTAGGGGAGAAATCCTTACTTGGAACACGTTCGTCCAAGAACTTAATCAATTCTGTGGGAATAGGAGGGATGTATTCAATCATTGTTAACAGTCCTATTATGGGTCTGTTCATCTAACTGCCTTTGAAGATGAGCCAAAGCTCGCCATGCCATTGCCGCCCAGTCACCCTCCAAGGTATGACGGAGCATCGCATCTAATTCATCCTTGGACTTGGTTTTATCCCACCATATCTCCAAGGAATCTGGGTGATGCTGGAGGTTCCCTTTAACGGATTGCTTGGCGACCTCAACGAGAGCGTCAGGGAAATAACAAAACAACCCCCGATACAGAGGTATCATCTTGCGCTCCTCGGCGGTTCCTTCAATGCTGATGGTTACGGTGTCCATAGTGTTATCTCCTTTGTGTCGTTATCGTAGTAACCGTCCCGAAGGATGAACGCCATGCGAGCATTAAGCAACGCTTCGTCCTCCCCCATGCCGGCTTTCTCATAAGCATTAACAACAGTCTGCCATTCCGCACCCTCTTTATCAAGGAGCTTTTCAGCAGTCTTCAAGCCCACCCGAGGAACACCAAAGTATCCATCGGTGGCATCGCCGGCAAGCG